GCGAGAGTCTGCAAGGTGGGTCGATTCGGTTTCGACACCTGGCTGAACGAGGTCGCTTCATGAGCATCAAGAAACAGATCAAAGCTTGGACCCGCAACGAGGCGACCGAGTCCCAAGAGCTACTGACGGCCAGAGCACAGCTCAAGCAGCTCGAGGTCGCACTCAAGCGCGAGCGGTCGGCACGAGAGCTGCTCGAGCAGACCCTCGATCGATTGCGAAGCTCGTCGGTGAAATTGAACCTGACGCGCAAGGCCAAAAGCTCCAAGGGCGGCGTCACCCTGCGAGTCATCGTCCCCGATTCGCATGGATGCTTCGTCGATCAGTCGGCAGCGTCGGCGATGTTGGCCGACATTGCGATGCTCAAGCCCAGTTCGATCATCCTCCTGGGTGATCATCTTGACTGCGGTGGCTTCCTGGCCGAGCACCACACCTGGGGCTATGTCGCCGAGACCGACTACACTTTCGAGGACGACTGCCAGGCCACCAACCAGTTCCTCGATGCGCTGCAGTCGGCAGCACCACAAGCGACGATCGAGTACCTCGAGGGAAACCACGAGCGACGCATCGAGAAGTGGATCGTCACGGATGTGCTCAAGAAGGGCAAAGGATCGAGCTCAAGCGTCAAGACGCTCAACGCACTGTTCTCGACCGAGACGGTGTTGCAGCTCGACAAGCGGAAGATCCCCATCTACAAGCAGGGCCAGTGGTACGACGGATGCCATGTGCCCGGTACGATCCTGCGGGACAATTGCTACTTCACCCACGGCCAATTCACCAGCAAGGCCGCAGCGGCCGCTCACCTTGCCAAGTATAACTCGAACATCTGGTTCGGCCATACCCACCGGATGGACATGGCGACCAAGCGGACGGTGGCCTCGGGCCCGATCGGAGCTTGGAACCCCGGTTGCCTGTGCCAGCTCCAGCCTTATTGGATGCATCAAAACTTGACCGACTGGGTCAACGGTTACGGAATCCAGTTGGTGCAGAAGGGACTCGGGCATTTGAACCTTCAAATCCCGATCATCGACGGCGTGTCATACCTATCACCGCTGATCCGCAGGGGAGCAGCGTAAGGAATTTAGGGTGGTTTTTCTTAGGAGGATGAAAGAGTGAACAGCAGTCCAAAAAGCAACTATCATGTGTTGCCACTTCCAGTGGCAATCCCGTGCGGTTGGCAACATTTGAAGATCCAGGAACTCACAGCACCAGGAGACTGGGAATGGAGTGCAGCAAGCCAACAGTGGGTTCCAGTGCTGGTTCGGGCCTGGGTCTGTCATGGTGAGACACGAATCCGTCGCATGAGCTTTCGGGTCGGCGAAAGGGCGAGGGTGTTTCGCGAGCCGAGCACAGACAAATCAAAGTATCTAAGCGAAGTAGTGATCGACAGGATTGTGACAAGCGATTCCTGCGGTCAGCAACTGCTCCAATGTTTTCGAGCCGACAAGTCGCTCACAGTTGCCGAGTCATGGTTGACGATAACCAGTGATTTTTTACAGCCGGTTCACGACCTCCACAACACAGTTGGGAGATGGAAACTAGAGTCTGTCATCACAGCAGAGATGCATCCGCAGGACAACCCAAACTTTGTCCAGAATCCCACTCCGCAGCCCGAACCAACTGTTAAGGAATCCTTGACAGTTGCCGTCGAGCCCGAACCAGTTATCAAGGAATCCTTAACAACTGAACCCAACAGTCCGGAAATTCCGGACAGTTCGATCGACATTGGAGAGCTCGAGCGCTGCGAAGCAAACGAAAAGATCACGATCGGATACACGGTCTCCAATGCGTACGATACAGACGCGGAGCCGATTACCGAGCCAATTCAACGCAAGCGAGTCCTGTACATTGCTGGTCCGATGCGGGGAATCGCTTGGTTCAACTTCCCCCTGTTTGATCGCGTCGCCAAGGAGTTGCGTGAGGCCGGCAACGAAGTCATCAGCCCAGCGGACGAGGATCGGCAGCACGATGGTTTCGATCCGTACGCAAATCCATCGCATGCAAATCCTGACGCCTGCACCTTCCCCAAAACCATGGACTTCGCCAAGACCGTGCGTCGGTGCCTCGAGGCCGTCCTGCGGTGCGACGAGATTGTCCTGCTTCCAGGCTGGGAAAACAGCAATGGAGCTGTGGCCGAGCTAACCCTCGCCATGTGGCTCGGCAAGCGGGTGCGACACCTGAACATCGACTACGATAATCGAATCACGTATGCGTGCTACTGGACGAGCCTGATCAGCCTTGCCGTACAGCTCAGCGAACATCACATTTCAAAAGTAGAACGGATGGGTCTCGCCGAGCAAGACGACGAGGACGACGAAGACATCCTGGCCGAAGCATCCCGGATCACGCGTGGCAGTCGCCAGTCGCAATACGGGCCTCCTGATCAGGACTTCCGCCGGACCGCTGGCATGTGGTCGGCATTGTTCATTTCCAAGCTCAAAGACGGCGTGACATTCGAGTCCCGAGACGTCGCACTGGCGATGATCTTGCTGAAGACCTCCCGCGAGACGCACCAACGCAAACGGGACAACTGGGTAGACATCGCTGGGTACGCAAGCTGCGGGAGCCGGTGCAACTGATGGACCTAATCATTGCTGTTTGTGTCGTAGTGTTTTTCTGCGTCATCATTGCGCTTGGCGACGACGACTTTCGAGGGCCCTCGCTATGAGCACCGACCCAACGACAGACGACAACCCATTGAGCGTCGATCAAGCAATGGACTTGATCGGCAAATGGGAGACTCACCCAGGTCTGCTGCTAGCCATCTTCGACGCGGCCCGAAAGCTTCGCGACGAAGTCGAGCTACTGCGTGACGTCAGGAGCGCCCAGCATCAACAAATCCTGGAAATGGGGCAAATGATTTCGCACCATTGCACTCGGAACGGAGCCCTACAAACCGAGCTCGACCAGCTCCGTGACACCAAGAAGAATCTGGTGAGGAACTTCGACGAATTGTTGAAGATCAACGCGGAGCATTGCAAGGCCAGGAAAGCCAAGGACGCCGAGCTCGACCAGCTCCGGGCCGTTGTGGCCCAGAACAACCAGAGCTTGTGCGGCATCCTTACCAGATGGATAAAACCTAGCACGAACTGAGGCAAGCTATGTTCAAACTAATCGGCATGCTGCTTGGCGGCGGAGCGATCCCACGCGAAGCAGCTCGGGCCCGGAGCAACAACGGATGCTTGCCGGTGCTCCTGGTGTTTCTGGTCAGTATCCTGATTTGCGTAGCGCTTATGGCCTGCGGAATCCTCGAAGTAAAGATAGAGTTTGACCGATGACCAAATCAACCAGAAACGGACGGACGATCGAGTACATGCGGGGAACTGGCCCAGGTGGCCAGAACCGCAACAAGATCGAGTCGGCTTGTCGGATCACCGACCATGCGTCTGGGATCGCGGCCTACGCCGACTGCCGGACACGTGAAGCATCGTACCGAATGGCCCTGGCCGAACTGGACAAGCGGATCGCCCAGGCCAAAGCCGACGCACAGGCCAAGGTCCGCAAGGATCGTCGCGACGTAGCGATTCACGACCACACCGTAATTCGCACGTACAACTTCTCGCGAGGGCTCGTCAAAGACCATCGAAGCGGGAAAGAGGCCACCGTGAAAGAGATTTTGGGCAAAGGAAGATTGGAGCTGCTGCGATGACAACCGATGACAAAGACACCCAAGCCTTTGCTTGTCTTGGCGAGTTTGTCGCGTGGTGGGAGGCTTTCAAGGCTTCGCACTGCGAAGGCCTGTATGCTAATTGGTCCTGCAATGATGACCTAGTGGTCAGATTCGTGTTCCGAAATGCATACTCGGTTTTCAATTACAAGCTTGACTTGAAAGATCGATACATCCCCAAAGCTGTGTTCGAGATGCAGGTAGGCTTGCTCAAATTGCAGGCGGTACCAACCATCACCAAACCCAACGGTAGCGAGTCTTAGCCAATGACCGAGCCACAGCTCGACGCGAATCCAGACTGTTCTAGGTTCAAAGATTTAGACATCTTGATCAGGCTCAAAATCATGGAGTCGTTTGGAGTACCAGTATCTTTCCTGGGTAACCAACCCAACTACTCGTCGGCACGCCTCGACTCGTGGGATTGGGAGAGCACCCTGCCAATCCTAAAGCCCAACGTTAGCGAGTCTTAGCAAGACTCGCACAAGCCAGAAAAACCAAAGGATTTCCCGTCCGTGGTCCTAGTTGTGGTCCTGGGTTATCCGTAGACTACAAGCAGCAAACAGGGGGAGACCAGTGACACTGGAAGACGTAGAACGCGCGAAAGCTAGAATCCGACTGTACAAAAGCGGACGTACAATCCGAGAGGTCTGGGGACCTCACGTCAGCTATCAGGATTCGTACGTCGACGACTGCAAGCTCGTGGCCGATTGGTACGCATGTCACGCAGACCAAATCGACGCGGAGCGATACCGATGGTTGCGAGCACAGCACCATAGCGAGTCGACGTTATGCGTGGTGCAAAACCCTAAGGACGCAGTAAAGCCCGGAAAGAGTTGCCCAAGTGAAGAACACCTGGACAACCTTATCGACAAGGCAATAGGAGGGAAACCATGACAAATCCGGGCAAGTTAATTGGAGTCACTGAGGTCAACGGCATTGGCACTAGGCACATGTCATTCCGTACACAGATGACGAAAGATCAGTTTTTTGAAGCCATGAACGAACAGGGCAGGGTGTTCAAGCTCGAAATGCGTAGCTGGGACGCAGAGACGGGTGAAGCGGAAATTACCCTCGTGCCTGGAAACGGACTGATGGCGTGGTACGAGGGGCACAACCCGCCGATCGAAGACGAATCACCCACTCTTCCGCCTGAGGGCCCGGAGCTCGGCTAGGGTCATCTTGCCATCGTTGGGCCGCTTGGCGATCTTCTCGACGGCTTCGACTCGCTGCTCGACGGGGGACGGCTCTCGGGATTGATCCTGCTCGGGTCGATCCTGTCCGGATCGGTCGCTCATGCTGACCTTGCGTCGGCGTACCACTCGGTCAGACTCGCCGGGGACCTTTACCCCCAGGATCGATGCACCCACCGCGGCCAGGATCGTCGAGTCGAGGAAGTGATTGTCCCGTCCTGGCCTGCATCCCCACTCAAACAGCTCTCTGCCTTGCCCCTGGGTCTTCGTGGGGTATTCTGCAGAAAGGTTGTCAGCGACCATCCGGTGACGCAGCGGGGCGGCTCGGTAAAGCCACCAAGCTCCAGGCTCACCGGCATCGGTGGTCCAGCGGTCCATCATGGCGGTCTTCCACGAGTTGGTATCTACGAGGCAGTACCGCGGGGCTCGGGTCCCGCGGGTCGGTGGCATCCTCCAACCGAATCCCATCCGCTCCCCGGCTTTCTTTTTTTCCTGGTTCCAAGGCCTCTGGCGTGCCGTGACTCCCTTGCCATGGCTTGGAACCACATGCTGATGCATCTGCGAAAATCGGTAGACGACTTCCGTCTGGTACCCTGCATCGACCACCATGATCTCGGGCCGGAGCTGCGTTCCGTCGTCGCGAGTGTAAGTGACTGCGAGTCGTTCTTCCCGGAGCTTGCCGAGCGCGACCAATAGCGACTCGGTCGAGGATCGGATTCCGGTGGCTCGTATGATGGTCCGATCGATGTCGGCGAGCGTGACGTAGTCGATCCCGGGCTCGGGCCAGATACCATAATCGACGACGAGCCCAGAGAAGTCGGCTCCGACGCCAGCGACTGTCCACCAAAGCGAGGATCCTTGGACGTCGACCCCCAAGGTAATGTGCTCGACCCAGTCGGGAATCTCCCCGCGTCGGTGGGTCGGGAGTATCCGCAAGCAGAACTCATCCGAAGTAAGGCAGCGGATTCCATCAACCGCAACAATCGATTTCTTGGGTTCATTCTGATACTCGGCGTCAAAGGTGTCCGGATTGTCGAAACGAAGATTCATCGCGTGCTGGATCGCGGAGATCTCGTGCGGGAACTTTCGGTAGGCCCAGCCTGCTTTAGACCCTGCGTCCATCGCTTCGCGGTTGGCCTTATAACATTTGTTAGCTTTCGGGTGCTCGTCGTTTCCTTCGGCGATCTCTTCGGATCGAAGATCAAAGTACTTTTGCCAGAGCTCGGTGTTGGTCGGCCACTCATAGACCAGCCTGCATCGATCGCCGTGCCATTTGGGCATAAGCTTGTTGTTGAGCATCCGGTCGGCGGCGTCGCCTTCTCGGATCACCGTGACGGCCGCAAAGCCTGCAATCCGTTTCCCAGGCCCACCAAGGCCCAGGATTGCCCCACCGATCACCTTTTCCCGCTTGGCGCATTCCGCGTCGGACAATGCCGAAGTGTCGGTCTGCGGGTCATTGACGAGCACGAAACCGGGGCGGATCGTTTTGCCGTCGGCGAGTACTTTCTGCATCCCTCTAACCCTACCGAGGATCCCAGTGCAGCGAATGATTGCCCCGGATGCCTGCGATCCCTCGATCGTTGGGAACACGAGCTCCTTGCGACGCCATCCGATCAGTGTCCGCTTGCCTTGGGTGGTCTGCGCGTTGCCTCGTTGGGTGATACCCTCGAGGCATCGGATGGGGAAAGCGATCTCGGGGAAGTCCTCGAGAAGCAGCGGGTTGGTTTCCCACTCGATCTTGATGACGTCGAGCGATTCCTCGGCAGCACCTTCGTCGGCTTCGACTAGGACTCCGAATCTCTGGTGTCCATAGGTCAGCACCCAGAGCATGGCTCGCAGGAGGATGGTTGTCTTGCCACTCCCTCGAGGCATAGCGATGCATTTCAAACCACCGTTGATCGCTCGCTCTTCGATGTCCTTGAGGATCCGCTCATGGTCCTCACTGAACGGCAGCGGGAAGGACTCTTTGAAGTACGTCAGAAGGTACTTCTTTAAGTTGAGCCGACAGGACTCTCGGCGCTTGGCGTTGACGATCGCCGGAATCGGACCGATGTCTCTGGCCTCGGTCGATTCCTCTTTGGCTTTGGAGGCCTGGCGTTTGCGGTGCTTGGCATAAGAGTCCTTGGGACGCTCCGAGCCAGACTCGTTGTCGTCGTCCTCGGGATCCTCAGGAGCTGCTGCGGCTGGCGGTCGCTTGCGTGCCATCAGTATCGTTTAGGCCTTTGGCGTGGAATACCATGCTTGGGGGCACAAGCACACTGGCGGTAGTACCAAGTGATCCGCTCTCGAGTAGAGGCGGCTTTGTACTTGGCTCCACAGCAGGGGCATGTGGGCGCCGTGCCTCTAGCCTGACGACGGTATCGTCCGTGCGGGCTGGAATTGTGGGGCATGAGATGCGTCATCTCGGCATTTAGTTCGGCGAATACGACCATAGTCCTGAGTCCTCCTGGCTAGTGCGAATCGAAGTCCCATCAAATAGCGACGCTCCGTCTTTTGGTTGCTCTTTGGTCGCCACTCCGAGCTCGACCAGCCTCTCGGAGAGGGTCTGGTGTTCACTGATCCACAAGTGGCCTGGTTGCTTGGATTTGGGCCGGAGGTTGCGGAACCACTCTCGGTCATGCTGCGGGGTGGGGATCAGCACTCGAGTCCACAAGGGGCACTTCTCGAGGATTCCGACCGTTGCACGGTAGGCCGCGACTCCAGCAGGATTTGGTTCTTCCTTGTCGTGCTTCTCGTCGGTGCCCATGCGCTTATGCTCGATCTTTCGCGACATGGGCGGCGTGAAGCAGTCGATCAGCACAAGCTCGATCTCGCTGTCGTCAGGCAGCATGATTCGGATCACGTTGGGGGACAATGCGAACATGATCCGTGCGCGGGTCATGAGTCCTAGCAATCGTGGGCAACGCATGGGCGTCAATCCTTTGGGGTGAGTGTGAGCGCAGGGTTTCCTACCAAGCGGAGCTGCTCGACGAGCGATCGGAGCAATTCGGTTTTCTTTGGCTCGCCGGAAGCATGGACGAAATGGGCCTCGGGCAAAATGCGGTTGAATTCTCGGTTCCAGACCTGACAGTTCTTTTGAGGCGACAGCATTCGCTTCGCGACTTGCATTCGATGAAAGTTGATCCCCACCAAGGTTTGCTCGGAGACATGGCCAGTGGGAATCGGCAGCGTCGGAGGCTTCCACACATCCGCACCGTGCTGCTTGCAATGAACCACTCCCGAATTCAGGGATTGAATGAAAAGCCTAGAACTTGGACGGTAGCCGATGCAATCCGATACCGCCAAAACCGAAGCTTCCACCCAAGATGTCGCAGGCAGGTAATCAAACTCGTCGTGGATCGAAACGCTCGCTTGCGTCTGGAAAATCGATTCGTCGGCCGATTCGGTTACCAGCACATCGGCATCGAGGTAAAGCGTTTCCTCGTACTGTTTCGCGAATGCATGAACTCGGAACTTCTCCAGGCCCCACCAGCCCTGGGTGGTATTCTTCAAGGCGACGAAATCCGCACCGCAGGCCGCGGCGTAGGCTCGCATCGGGCCCTCGGTGTACCGCAGCCACTCACGAGCTTTGCCGGTTGCGACGGTGATCACAAGACGCCGACCGCCCTTGATGGTATCATTCACAGGGCGAAACCAAGCCACTTGCCCGGCCGCAGCAATCCTCGACCAGATCTCGCGAGCGCGGGCAAGTGGCACTTGGGGGTGCGAGTGATCGACATCGATCCTCTCGTTGATGGCGTTGTGCAGTTCGACCCCCCAATAGAAAAACGAATCGGGACTCACGAGTACTTCGTCCGTCAGCGGAAACGTTTCCAAAGTCGCCTGGATGTGGACTGCACAAGAGCACCCCGCAGGAAGACTCCACCGGAGCCACTCGGCAAACCATTCCTTAGCCTTGGCCGGATCCCAGTCGGTGGCATGGCGAAACGAGTACAGATGCAGTGCTGGCCAACCCAGGTCCCGTTGCTCGGGCTCAAGGTACAGATCCTCGCCGAACTCGTGAGTGACGCCACTGATGCCATCGACGGTCTGGGCGATGAAGGAACCTTCTCGGATTGGATGGCCGAACATGTCTCGCATCAGGAAAGCTCCACGGTCCATTCGGTTGGAAATGCCGTCGGGGGCAGAGAGCCAGGCGTGACGACTCCTGAGTCTGTTGATCCGGTCAGTGTTTGTTCAAAACCACTTGAGACATTGACGAAATTCGGAGGATCGCAAAACGGATCGTCGCAGCTTGTTGGCGTGCAAATGCTGTTCTCGGCATCTTCAAGACCTCCAGTGTCAGTCGGCAATTCATCGAAGGCATTGCAGACGAATGCAGGAGGATCGGCAAAGGTCGGCGTAATCGCCGAAATGCTGGCTGCACACTGCGGGCCGCAGCTCAAGCCCACCGCGTTGGCTGTGTTGAACACCATCGGGAACTCGAGAGTGGCGACCGAGCGACGCAACACAAGACGAAACGGGTGCAGCGTGACGGACAACAGCGATGGGTTGAAAGGCGGCGGTGATCCAACCGGCCAAAATTCGCTGCTCCCGGATTCGCAAGTGGTACTCAGCGGGAAGTCGCAAAAAGGCGAGGACGATACAACCGTGGTTTGTGATCCTTGGGTGTATTGCGTCCCCCAGGTCACACCGATTTGTCCATCGATCACCAGTGCCAAACGATAGCGGCACTCGTCCGGTTCGTCGCATCCGTAGCGAGGCTGAGTGCGGCTGACGTAGAGTCGTGCTGTCGTGATCCCCGCGCGGAGGCGCCAGCCCTGTGCGCATCCGAAAGCCTCTTGAACATTGCTTCGGCATGTCTCGATTGGGCCGATGATCTTGCAAGTCCCAGGGAGGCTGGGATTGGTGCAAATCGCCCAGTGTTTCTGGACGGATGTAAAATTACGCTGATAGCGTCGCCAACGGTAAAGACCGTTGATGTCACTCAGATCGTTCGGAGCAGCTCTGGGGAAAGCAGTGATGCTCGAACAGCATCCGTTGACCGTCGCAAAACTGGCATCGTACGCCACAGCAAAGGGCAGCAGTCCATTGTTGCCAGTCACCTGCATGCTGTAGAGACGGTCAGACAGCTTTGGTTGCCTGCATGCGTCGCGGCAGCGGTAGCACTTCTTTTGCGAGCCGTTGGCGTCGCACCAAGCACAGGTCAATCCTTCTATGGTCGTCGATGGCATTGGCTAGCTCCCCACACACCAAGGATTGATCACTCGCCAAAAGCCACCGTCGTACACTGCCCAGCCCTTGTCGCCATTGACCTGCCAACCGGCGATGTTGAAAGTATCATAGATCAGCGTGGAGTAACCGAGGCCTGCCTCGCCGATAGTGGCAGTTGCTGCACTTCCTGTCCAGTTTGTTGTCAATGTGTATTTTGCTTGCATGGCCCTGCATGACAGGTCCCAAACTCCAAAACTACCGCTGCTCGGTGTTACGACAACCTTCGCAAGGCCAAAAAGACCACCGCTTAAGGCACCTGCTATCGGCATGACGAAACCAGCCGCTGGCGACCCATTAACGACAGCCAAACCTGCGATGGCAACACGACCGAACTTGCCGTCTTTGATGGGCTCAAGAGTGACGGCTAGTGATTCAAAAAAAGGATTAGCTCCGCTCACCAAGGGCGTCAGGGCCTTTAGTACATAGTATGCCTTTTGATAGCTTGGATCTTTGCGAGGAGTGGCCTCCGCGCTAAAGACACCTACACTCTGCGGTACGAGAGCAGCCTTGCAGATTTCCAAATCCGCACCGGTCTCATTCTTGGCGATCACATGGCCGGGCCCGAGTCCATCAAGCAACGGCGTATTAAAGGACGCTCGCTCGCCCCGCGCAGCTTCGATGAGCTTCGTGACTTCGCGTTCACGCGCTGCAGACGGTCGGAATTTGTCGCCTGGGAATGTCATGATGAAGGGGTTAGATTCCTAGCAAGGCAAAATTGCCCTCTTCGTACACTCGCTCGACGTACACTCCGCGAGGTCGCCTGATGACAAAGCCACCAGACTCCCAAGCTTCATAGTCGATCCACAAGTATTCGTGCCCCTTCTTGGCAACGCCGGTAATTGTACCAAACGACAGCCCAGTTCGATTTGGCGAAGCAGAAAATTTGAAAACAACGGTGACTTCTCCGGTCGATCCGTTTCGGAACTCGGCACCGAGGAAAAGCAGTTCGCCCTGGGCAAAATTCCGAAACGCAGCGTTGTTGGTTTTGTAGGTCAGATTGACCAGGGTCATCACATAGGGGAGGGTCAAGACACCCTTGGCAAGTGTCTTTTCGATCTGAAACTCCAAGCCTGGAATCCCGATCTCGACACCCTTGACCCCGTTCTGGTCGACATTGATCGCCGATCCGTAATTGGCAGCAGATCCGCCGTAGATGGTCGTCGCATAAGACTGGGTCACCAACTGAGTCTTGCCGAGCGTCGTGCCCGAGAAAGTCCACGTGAGCGGATCCGTCCCGTCATAGGCTCGGGACTCATACGAGAATACGATTTCCCATGCCTGAGGCGTAAGCGGCTTGGCTTTGGCGGCGACCATTACCATCGCAGGCTTTCCCATCGTCGCAGCGATCACCAGCGGGAAAGGAGTACTCGGTAGGTCGACAGCAGCCTGGGCCGCGTCTTCGGCCTCGGTGTAACCAGTGACAATGGCGATCCGAGTCTGCGTGCGTTGACCTAACTTTAGATCGAAATCCATTTCGCG